AGGCGCTTTCTTAACGACTTTTTTAGGCTCGCTAATCATTAGCCCAATGTACCTAAACGCATCTGCTCCATGACTGTAATTGTCATGTAAAGGCGTCTTAGAGAACATCCCAGTATCAGGGTCTACCTCATAGCGATAATGCCTCAGAGCTTCTAGCCCTTGATGGCAGTTCTCACGATCAAAGTAACAGTTACTGAAAATGGTTCTCGCAGCGTTAATGGAATCCACAATTGGTACTTTAGGCACTATTCTAGTCTTATAACCCAAATTTCGTACAATTTCTTCAATACTTCGACCATTTCCAGCCAAAGTTTTGTTCTCTGCGTCATGGGGTAGCCACAAAGTATCGTAAATATACCCAAATCCTTGCATCTTGTTGAGGATGCTAGACATGGTTTCTTGGTTGGTCTCAAAGTACCTAATAAGCCTATTTTCCATGCCTACAAACTGCATGAACCAAATAGCAGTAGCATCACTCCACCCAAGGTCAAAAATGGCGTGTACAGGCTTTGTAGCGTCATAAGGCACTCTAGTGATGCGCCCATCTAGCTCTGCAAATTGGATTTCTTTGGCAAAGATAGCGCCATCTACCGTTTGCCTACATAGACCCTCCCAAACCGTGTTATAGGCCTCTGGGTCTCTAGCTCTTAGTGCGTCTTTCTCTAGTCGTAGCGTTTCAGGAAACCAAGGATTGTCAGACCAATTGACCTTGGCAACTACGGAATTTTCAGGCGCATTGACAATAAAGCGTTGATAGGTTTCGTCCGTTTCTAACTCTGGGTTAAACGTGATCCATATTTCAGAATCCTCTTTTCGGATCGTTGGAATCAATATGTTCCATGACATTCTTGAAACCGTTTGGGCCTCCTCCACCCAACAAATGTCTATTCCTTCAAATGATTTTACGTTAGCAATGTTATTCTTCAACCCAACAAAGGCGAACTCTGTACCATTTTTACCTCGTATAGAATTTTGGGTTATTTCGTAAAACGTTGACAAACCCAAGATTTCAATTTGGTCGCACAATAGTTTATGTACTGAATCCCTAATAGATGTCTGAAACTCACGAGCACATAAGATGCGTAGCGTTATCATCGCACCTTTTACTAACAATGCTTTAGCTACAGAATGTGACTTGCCTGCGCCTCGACCGCCATATAAGACTCGATAACGTGCTTTTTCAGGGTTAAATAGACATTGGAGTTTTTGAGGAAACTCCGCACGACTTAGCGCCTCTTTGATTTCATTCATTAGGCTTTACAAAGCTAACTTGTATGTGTGGCACTAAAGGCTCGCCATCTGTACCGCTTAACTCTTGCTTAACTGTTTCAGACCAACGCATTTGGGCTTTAGTCCACCAGATCAATGACGTTGTGTCCCCAGATATAGCCTTACTAAACAACGTCTTAGCTATCTGACCGTTGGCCTTTGCCTTACCCAAATCAAGCTCTGTGCGGTAATACTTACGCAATGTCTTATCGTCAATACCCACAAGAATAGCTATCTGCTCGTGAGGCAAGCCTAATCCACTAGTGCTTTCGACTAGTTTACGATTTTCATCAGTTGGCACATGAGGCTCTTGAGGTATGACTGGCATTTTATTAAGGGGAACTCGTTAATATTTAAGCATTTTCCATTACTTCTTTCAACAATACGGCTTTCTTTCCTGTAAAGTCTTCCCATCGCTTTACTATAACATCGCAATACTTTGGGTCTAATTCCATAAGTCTAGCATGGCGGTTTTGCTTTTCGCAAGCAATTAAAGTGCTGCCAGAACCACCAAACAAGTCAAGAATAATATCTCCAGCTTTACTGCTGTTTTCTAAAGCTCTCACAGGCAGTTCAACAGGCTTTTGTGTTGGATGAAACTCATTTTTAGAATGGCGTTTCATATCCCAAACAGTTACTTCATTGTTTGGGCCATTCCAATAAGGTGCTTTGCCTTTCTTAAATGCGTAAATACATGGCTCATGCTTTGATTTGTATTGTGCGCCAATAGCACCAAACTGCGCCAAGTTCTTATTCCAAATAATCCATGTCCTTACTTGAAAATTACATTCTTCAAGCGCAATAAGAACATCTTTGGCAAATCTATCAGCAAACCATAAATATAAAGCCGCACCATCTTTTGATGCCATATATGCTATTGGCAAAGCTCCAACATACATAAGCGTTTTATCATCATTTTCTAGCTTGGTGCGTCTTTTGTCTGTAGCATGACCACCATCATAATCAACTCCATACGGAGGATCAGTAAATACCATGTCGGCTTTTTGCCCGCTCATTAACATGTCTACCGCATCAATGCTAGTGCTGTCTCCACACATTAACCTATGATTTCCAAGCTGGTAAATGTCACCAAGCCTAGTCTTTGGCTCTTCAGGTATCTCAGGAACTGCATCCTCATCTGTTAAGCCTTCCACAATCTCAGGTTGCATCAAAGCATTTAGCTCGTTAATGTCAAACCCAAGAATGTCCAATGCAAAGCCATCAGCCATTAGTTCATTTAGCTCAATGGTTAACAACTCATTATCCCAACCAGCGTTTAAAGCTAACTTATTGTCAGCAATGATTAAGGCTTTCTTTTGCGTTTCAGTCAAATGTTTAAGCTCAATCACCGGCACTTCGGTCATTTTTAGCTTTCTAGCAGCCATTAAACGACCGTGTCCCGCAATAATACCGTTTGTACCATCAACTAAAATAGGGTTAGTCCAGCCAAACTCCTTAATGGATGCGGCTATCTGAGCTACCTGTTCGTCAGAATGCGTCCTGCTATTCTTGACGTAAGGTATTAAATCTTCAACTTTGACTTGTGTTATTTGCATTAGTTTCAGCTTTAACTTCAGGCTTGGGGGCTTGAGCTTGTGCGTTCTGAACCATTTTGTTCAACAACTCAGTCAAGTCTCTAATCTTGTGCTCAAGTGCTTGGATGACCAAATTAACCTCTTGGGTTGAATGTGTAAAGTTAAACATTATTTCTTACCTTTCAATGTTTTCTTTTCTGCTTCACGTTTGATGGCGTAGCTTATCGCTACCGCTTGTTTAACAGGTTTACCGGCTTTGACTTCGGTTTCGATGTTTTTCTTTTGAGTCTTCTCAGACTTACCTTTGATTAGTGGCATTTAACAGTTCCAGTTCTTTAATGATGCTTTGGCCCTCTCTGCAGGCCCTTTAGCGTTCTTTACTACCCCTTCCATGCGGGCACAAAAAGATGCCTTACGCCCCTCGTCTTTTTTAGTCTTGGGGTTTGGGGCAGGTGCTTTCAAGTTTGAGCCATTCTTAGCGTTGTACTCTGCCCTTCCTTTGGCAGTCATACCAGCGCCTTTGTCCGTAGGGTTGTAGGTCTTACCTTTCCCTGTGGTCTTGTGCTCAATAGATTTGTCGTGTTTTTTCATTTCTTTGCCGTCTTTGCGCTATCTTTGAACGCTTTAGCAGTAGGAGCGCCTTTGGTGCCAGGTTTACGCATACGCTCTACCTTCTCACCTTTAGCCTTCTCCTCTGCTATCCTAGCCTGTTTAGCGTGGATATTCGCATAAAGTCCAGGTTTACTCGCCATCTTCTTCCTCGTCTTCTTCCCACTCAATCTCGTCTTCAGCAAAAGCTACTAGCAAGTCAGCCAACTCTACCCAATCTGTTGTTTCAGGGCCAACTTGGTCAATAGCGTAACGTGCAACTTCGTATCTGAAATCTCTGTCTGTAGTCTCAAACATAATCACTCCTCTAGGATGGCGCATATATCTGCCTCTTGGATAATTTGATAATCTTGACCGTCTATTCTCTGAACAGGCCAGTTAAGATAATCACCGTTCCCATACTTAATAAAGTCACCAACCATTGCCTGATCGACCAATGGCCCAATAGCAACAATAGTACCTTCATTAAAGGGTTCTTTATTATCAACATAGATTATGTCAGATATGTTTCTGACCAACGGCTTCACAACCACTCGATCTCTCAAAGGTTTAAGCATTTTTTGTTGGCCTCCCACGTTTCTTTGGCTCTTGGTACATAGGTAAACTCGTTAGTTCCCTCGCCATGCTCTCAAAAGTAGGAATAGGCGTGGGTTCATCGGAATATTTTCTATTCTCGAATTCTCCACACCATTCGTTCTCATGTCTGTTTTGATAGACAGGATACCTACGACATTGCCCTAGTGTATCTTTACCCAAGAAATAACGACATGACTTACAATTACTATCCATCACAACTCCTTTTGTGTTGGCTAGAAGCCCCTAAAAGACTGCAATCTTCTAGGGGTTTCGTTTATTACATATCT